AGCCTATGCTGATTAAGGATAGGCTCAAGAGCATCAATAATACGCTCTTCTTTGCGTACATTAGCACGTACTTCTTCAACATCTATACCTTGTTGTGTTTGTTGTAGGTGTTTTTTAAAGAGTTCAGCAACAAGACCATCACCAAAGTTAGTCTCCACTACCAACTTAGTAACATTGTATTTCTTACAACCTTTAAGAATATCTAGAAGGGTGTTGTCGGAGTATCCGTCTCGGTAAGCTCGCACTTCATGCAAGTACAAGAAACCGTTGCGTTGGGAGATATAAGCTGCAGCTGTTTCATCTGTGCCACGACCCGACGGGTCAACGCTGCAGATTGTTTCTTGGTAAGGACCCCATTCTCCTTGTAGCTGCATTGGAGAGTAGAAATAATCTCCAGGTAATCCGACAGCTGGTAGGTCTTTGAGGACGTTGCGTGGATCGGAGCACCAAATAACGGAGTCGGGAGCAGTGGTAGGATTAACAGCGGTGACCACAAGGTCAGCCATTTTAAGCGGGAACTTTTCAGCATCACTCAAGCTTGTGTCTAGCATGAACTGCAACATAAAGTTGCTTCTACCCATAGCTGCTTCACGTTCAAGTAGGTCTTCACTACTGAAACGATCCGGGTCTGTTACTGACCACGGGTCAGCTCCCATATCAATGTCTTCTTGAATCTGAGGGGCTATAAGACCTTCGTAGTTAGCCAGTTTACGTGGCACCCTAGCGGGCCAAACAAAGGGTCGGTAGTTACGTTCTGCTAGTTTACGGTAAATAGTAAAGGTTGTCTGAGGTGTACCAAGGTACATAATACGACTATCAGATTTAGGAGTAAGAATTGACTCAGCCTCTGTACAGAGTTGAAGTAATTTCTCCCGCATCATCTCAGTCATAGAGTTACCAGGCACCTCCACGTCGTCAAGAATCATCAGGTCAGCACGTGAACCCGTAAGCTGACCCGTGATACCAACTGATTTAACTGACGGAGCCTGAGAAGGAGCACAGTTAACATCAAAGCTAATACGACTCCAACGGGCATCATCCGACTTAGGTCTAAGGTGAGATAACCACGGTGTCTCAATGATAAGCTTTTGAAGAAAGATAGACATGTTATCAGCCCGCTCTTTAGAAGCAGAGATAATCATGATCTTCTTCTCAGGGTTATTAAAAAGAGTCCAGAGCACAAAGGCACCAGTAATCCAACTCTTACCAACACCTCGAAACGCTTGGATTTGAAGACGTTTTGGACCGTGTTGGAGATAGTCAGCAATGGCGTACTGTGCTCTGGTCGGTTCTGGCAAGTCTAGTTGCGACCACAGGGCTTGTAAGAATAGCTTAAAATCGCCCTGTAAGGCGTCTAAAACATTGCTCATGATAGAATATACTTAAAGGTGGTTTAAAGGGTGTTCTAGGGGCTTGTAGCGGGGTTTTACGGTCAATTAGCTTTTACCAAATCTACTTGTAGTCCGTTTACCTGGTTTTTGAAATTGGTTACGCAAATCTTCCAGTTCTTCTAAAATGTCTAATTCAGAAGTTGCCACACTTGAAACCGAAGTTTGCATAGTTTCAGAATTAGTTGCATTGGTATTCATATGAAGTGCAGCAAACTCATCTAGTTTTTCTTTAATGTTACTACCGACTGGAATATCAATTCCTGGCTGATCGCTGGTAGCTTGGAATTTGTTGTGAAACTGAGCTGGAATCAAACGCACATCACCAGACACGTCATCAATATCAACAATAACTTTATCGCCAAACCGGCGAGAAGCTTCAGCTTCAACGTTGTCTTTATGAACTTTAAATATAGGATCTGAAACTGACATGTATTCGCTAGAACCACCAGAAGCTAAACGAACATCATGTTCAGCAATAGATGGTTTACCTTCAGACACATATAATGCTTCAGTACTTTGACTTTGCTCTCTTGCTTGTTTTTTAGTTTCTCTGAGATACGCGGCTTCTTCTTCTGTTTTAGGTTTCTCTAAAGCTGCTCGCCTAGTTTGAGCTGCTGTACTTTGACCTTTATAAGAGACGCGAACCGGTTCACCTCTGCGGTTTCTAATTTTTAAAGCTGGACCAGTGTATTCGGTTTCTTTTCTCCAATCCGCCAAGTTTTTACTTGGATTATTGGTTAACCAATTTTCAACAGCTCTAAATAGTTCTTTTTTAGCAGCCATTTTTACTTAATGTGCGATAAAATCAATTGTTCTCTACTCGGATTGCAGCCAAACGTGGCTCGCATCCAAGATAACCAGTTGCTAGTTCCCTTCTCTTGATTACATTTCCTGCAGGATGGAACCAAATTTCTCGTGATTGTCTGCCCGCCAACATAGCGAGGTACAACGTGATCCAAAGTAAGTTCATGTAATTCATAAGTTTCTCCACAATAAACACATTGACAATTAAAATGCTCCTTAATAGCTCTACGCCACATACGTTTTGCTTCGGGACTTGTCATGGTTATGAGGTTGTAAATGTAATGATCAGGGGTAGGCAACAACGGGGTCATGACTATGCGTACTTCTTACCAGTTCTAGGTCTACGGCGGTTAGATGAAGGTGTTTCCAGTTTACCAGTGGTTTTACCAGTGTGGGAAGCGTCTTTACCATCACCATTGCCATAAGTACCAAGTTTACGGTTAAGTTTGTTAGCAGCAGTACGGATCTTAAGACCAGCATTAGTCTTATTGTACTCTGCTTGTTGTTTTAGTCGTCGTGCGTTAGCTTCAGGATTAGAGTCGTAGTAGCGTTGAGTCTTAGACTTTGCCATACAATCTCCTTTGAACCATTTCAGGATCAACCTTTGGCATCACAGAAGCCAATTTATCCAAGGGGTTACCCTCATAAGCAACCCCACTAATGTCGTTTTTAGCCAGCCAGTCACACGCAGCCTTAAGGTCTTGTGTGCTGGCTTCTCCAGATTTGATGCGCTGTAGGAACTCTGTGGTTACGAGGTTGTGAAGCTCGTTGAACATGTCCTCAGACGCTTTTTTCTTAGCCATTTCTCAGTACGATCTGGTCTAACTTGTTTTCAATGCGGATCATATGATCCTCCATCTTTTGAAGAGCTGAGGATAGTTCTTCACGTTGGACGTACTTCTCTGCAATACGAAGTTCAACACGATCAATACGTGAGTCAACTTCAGAGATACGAGTATTGATACGTGAGTGAAGAGCTACAACAGCTGTAAATAAGGCAACTGTGCCAGAGACAATGGCTTCAATCATGTTTGTTGCATTGGTCGAAAGGACATGTACCAGCCGGAACCTGACCCTTCAACTTCCCAGCGAGGTAGCCAGTTCTTCCAAGAGTATTTAACGGATTTACCGCCTTTGCCAATGGTGACATAGCCACCGTTGACGTTATCCATTTCACCGTATGGATCATGGAAGATACCTTTGTCCCCTTCATCGCCAATGAGCAACATCCAATGACCACCGCCTCGTGGTGAGGAGACGTGACCTTTGTGCAGGATACCTGTAGCTACAGGAAAACCCATGTTGAGTTCATTGAGAAGAGTATCCTTTGTACCTTTCTGGGAGAAGGTAGCAAGAACACCGTACTGCTTACAGGCTTTGAGATGGGAGGTGTATTCAGTTGTATCACCGTATTTAAGGACAGTCCTTAGATAATCATCATCTGCATTACTACCTTTCAAGGCATCAGGACGGAGATACTTGATTGCCATAGCACACGTGGAGCTAAAGCACATCCGATCTCCGTGACCTGTTGCACTATCAGTTTGAGGGTAGTACTGCTTAACACTGAGCAGTACCATGATGATTACTTGAGGGTATCCTTAATCTGTTGAAGCTTGTCGTCTTCCTTACGGAGAGGCTTCAGAGCGTTGATACCGCCAAGGATCAGTTGGACAACGCTGTTGGACTTGAATTTAGATGCACCAATAACTTCAGAGCCCAGGAAAAGAGCAAAGAAGAGCAGGGTCTCATAGGAGACTTTGATGCCAAGGATGGTAAGCATGGGTTTAAAGTGGATAAAGGGTTATTTAACGGTTGGTAGCGGCGGCTAAGTCACGTGTTTTTGTCATAGTTTTTAAAAATTAAACAGCATTGTCACTACGGCTAATTTCACACCAGCGGCTGATGCTTGCATTGTAAATAAGTTCAATAGTATCATCAGTATGGCTTAAGATAAAATCTCCTGCAAGCCGAAGATTACCAGTATTATCTTTAAGTGTGACATCCCTAGCAGCTGATGCAGACTGAACCACTAAACGTTGCCCATCTTGACCACCGTTAATGGTATCCAAATCATCTGCCGCAGCAGCTGCTTCAGTATCAACCCTTGCGTAGCTAGAAGTTATGGTAATTGCTCCACCAGCTATAACACTAGTTGACGGTTTTGGAGTAATAAATGTATTATTAACAATTACGTTTCCATACAGCTGCACATCCTCGAAGCTAGTTGTGCCTTGAAAAATAGTCTTACTAATGGCTGTATTAGTGATCCTATTTGCTAAGATTAGGAGATTGTTAGATTGTCTAGCGTCAATGCCATATTGATGTTCTGGTGTTGTCCGAGTATCTTTGATGGTATTATTAGATATAGTAATATCATCTGTTTGTTGCACAAAGATTCCAGAACTAGGATCTGTTGACCCAGCATCAGTAGCTACATTATAAATCGTATTATTGGAACAAATAAGATCTCTAGTGAACCAAACAACATCTACAGTACGGGTATTGGTTCCATCACTAATTGTACTACCTACTGTGATTTTACCGCCAGTAAGACTTAATCCATACCACAAACTGCTACTCTCATGAGTAAAGTTTTCAGCAGAGGAAATGGAAACACCAGCAACAGAAGAAGTGAGAGCTACTGCAGTATTAATGGTGCCACTGAGGCGTACAGCCATATAGCCACTACCTAAGTTAATGCCGTGTGAATCAGAGTTCTTAACAACATTACCACTGATCAATCCACGTTGGCTTAGACGAGATACAGTAATGCCCATTTCTCCTCCATCAAAGGAAGAGTTATTGCAGCAAGTAAAGTCCTGTACGCCTTGTAAGTTGATCTGATCTGCCGTTTGCTGATTACTGGCAGAAAATGCTCCAGGTACACCAACAATAGTATTATTTTCAACTGCTACATCGGTGACCAGCAATCCACCAGTGGTACTTTGAACACTAAGTGGGTAGTAAGCATTACTGGTTGCAGGTGTGTGGATATAGTTATTAGTGATCTTGACACGTTCTGCACGATTAGTGGTACTACTAGCAACACGAATACCGTTAGTCCAGTTAATTAACTCACAAGAATCAATAACTACATCAGTACAACCTGCACCGTAATTAATGGTATAGGAGCTGCAGTTTTGATTAGCGTCAAACTTAAGTCCTTCTACTCTGAGATTAGACATAGTGCTAGCCTCTAAAATACCTGTCATTGCAGCAGTAGCTTTGATAGTAGCTTCACTACCAAAGATTGTGACGTTACTAGGATGGCTTAGTGCTGTCTGGACTGCGTATGTTCCTGGTGGAAAGTAAACAACCTTCGCTGTATTTAAAGCTGCTTGAATAGCTGCAGCGTCATTCGTAGTACCATCTCCAACCGCCCCGAAGTCCTTAACGCTCACCACATCTTGCAGCTTTGATTCAACGGTGCGCTGCACAGCACCAGTACCAGCCTGGGTGAAGTTAACCTTCCCAGACACCACCGAAACAATGTCTTCGTTGGTTACTCCATTAGCCAGGTCGGCTAAGTCGCGTGTTTTTGTCATAGTTTAGTTACCACCCTGTTGTTGAAGAAATTCGTCGTGGGTGATATAGGTTGTTACCGGACCATTGTCAGTCATCTCAACATTAGTAACAATGTTAAAGGAGTCATCAACGACATACGCAGTAAGAGTAGTGTCTTCTGCTTCAAGGTTGTTATTTTTTGTATAAGTACTAAGTTGTCCGTTTTGCCTAAAAAATAGTTTCATTGTTGACTCCTTAAACGATTAAAGCAGACCAAGTGGTTGCATCATACGAAGTGTAAATACCGGCATTGCTCCATACTTGGTAGCCAGTCGATCCTGATTTGATGACTGATCGGAAACTATAATTAGCCGGTCCATTAGTACGAGCACCAGATCCGTTGTTAAAGTTACAGCCAGGAAGAAGCTTTTGGAAATCAAACGTGCAATAAACGTTACCGGAACAACCAGAAATTTGGAAATTAGATGTGTATATGTTTCCGCTACTCCAAAGATTTCTGACTTGCTCAGTTGGCGTTTTGATGTTATTTACAAAGTAATACAACCACTTGCCGGTATAATCTACCGCTCCACTTGATCGAAAGTTTACCCATTCATAACAATGAACAACGTTATCACGGATATTCCAAACAACGGAACCTTGCATAGAAGCAGGTGTAGGCCAGTCACCACCAACAGTGTTAATAAAATCACTGATAACATTAGTAGTACTATTTCCAGCAGGATTTTGATTACCCTGAATAATGTTACTACTAATTTCTACATAATAAGTAGCAGTAGAAGTTGCATCTGGAGCGCCGATTAAAAACGCATAAGCAGGCTTAGCTTTGTATGTAACAACATTGCCCCGGAAGATCTGCTCGGCTAGCTCATAACTATAAGTAACGTTGGTGCTTAACGGAGCCTGTACTGAGAATAGATTTGAAGAAGAGCCACCAGTCCAAGTATCACCCAAACTGATTTTGTTGTTTTCTACTAAGGCATAACCAGTCTGCGAATCAACACCTTTCCAGTTAGTAATCAGCGCAACTGCTGATTCAATCTTCATGTGGTTGTTGGAGACAACACAGTGTCCACCAGTTTGAAGCTTAACAAAACGTCCAGCACAATCAATAATTGTGTTGTCGGAAATAAGAGCCTTATCGCGTGAGTAGTAGCTGCTAGTATTGGTGTCAAAATACTTGATACCATCTGCATCAGCAGCATCACCAGTACCGTAGTTGATGTTTTTAATGTAGTTATTAGAGATAGTGGTATTCAGGTTTCTAGTACAAGAAATACCAGAACAAACACCTGAAGCACCTGTCTTATTACGAGAGACAGTTTCAATACGATTACCAATAATTTCTACAACATCACCATCACTAGCAGAAATACCGACAGCAGCCGTTGAAATAGTAGAATCTTGGAAACAATTATTGATGATGCAGTTTTTAACGCCAATGTACTTAAACTTAGTGTCAGTAGTATTGACTCGGATAGCAGTTGCTACATCGTTATTGCAGTTAAGAGTCAACCCTTCAAAGACAACCGAGCGCAAGGCACTACCCGCATTACATTGAATACAAAAACCAAAGTTTAAATAAGAACCAGGGTCAAATTCAATAACAGCATCTTCACCAAGAAACTTGACAGAGTGGGTACTAGTTACAGCAATATCGGCAAAGCTACCAGTGGTACGATAAGTCCCAGGAGGGAAATACAGAGTACCACCGTTAGCGATAATATAATTAAAGGCGTTGTTGATAGCGGTTGCATCGTCAGTAGTGCCATTTCCAACTGCACCGAAGTCTTTGACGGAGACGACATCCTTAAGCTTGCTGTCAATAGTCCTAGCAGTAGCGCCAGTACCAGTTTGGGTGAAGCTCAGTTTAGTAGCAACAATACCAGCAGCACTATTTACATCAGCATTAACAATGGTGTCATCCGCAATCTTAGCTGAGGTAATTGAACCATCCGTAACAGTAGCACTAACATATCCTTGAACCGCATGAAGTTCAACTACATCACCAGCAGTCAAAGCAGGAGTAAGAGTAATGCTACCGCTAGTCGGAGTAGTGTAATCAACACCACGAGTCTGCAGAGCACCATTCAGGTAGACCTGTTCATTCCCTACGACATAATCAAGGGTGTTACTAAGATCATCATTACCCGACAGTGTGGTCTCACCGCCAACAGCTGTCTTACGCCACCGAATGATGTTTCCAGCAGCAGCCGAGATAACCCATTCAGTACCAGTCCAAGCTTTAAGAATGTCTTGAGTAGTATTAAAGTAAAGGTCACCTTCTTCAAGCGGTGATCCATTCAGGCGGGTAGTAGGATCGGTAGCCTGCGGTCCTTGGTAAAGAGTCTGGATGTATGTATCAACGTATGCTTTGTTGGCAGCATCAGTACTGGCAGTGGCAGTAGCGACATTAATAATACGATTATTATTCATGTCAAGGGTGCCGCTGTTAATATCAACATCACCCGTAACGCTAAGATCACCAGTAATAGTTACATTATTAGAGATCGTGCCACCTGCTTGAGTATCAAGATACCTTGCTTTAACTTCCTGCGTTACATAAGCGTTCTGCAGGAAGTCTTCATTCAAATCCTGTGCACGAATGGCGGAACCCGCAAAGAAGGTTGCCGCCAGTGCATCGTTATTAGTATCCCTATAGATACGAATAGCTGCTCCGTTCGCAGGAGCAGTACTAAACGTAACCGTTGTAGCGTTAGACAGAGTGTATGCAGTTGTAACGACTCCATTAAGACTTACCTTAATGTCCGTCTCTTCAAGATATGGGAATGTAAAGGAGTAGCTAACAGTTGAGCCATCTCCAGTGTATGTGTTTTGAGTAATAGCCATTACGCTTTAACAAAGGAAATGGGTGGATTAAATGTTAGGCATAAGTTGCCCTTTGCTTTCACGGAGTTTCTGATAAATATCAATCCGTTTTTGGGCTCGTTCTTCATAAAGAACATTAGTTTCACTCGGATGATTTTCACGGACTTTTGCCCATGCTTTCTTACGTGCACGTTCAAACCTATCCCGAATCAGACGGTTATGCACATAAGCTTTCATGGGATCAAGATCTCGCTTACCATTCCGTAGATCATCGGACATAAGTTTAATAGATGCTTTCACATCTTCACGTCCAGCAAGCTCATCAAGAGACTTTTCAAGGTTCAGTTTACCAAGCTCTTCTTGGAACCACGAACGCATCTGAGGATATTCAGAAAGATCAACGTTGTCAGGAGAACTGTAGCTCACAAGACGAAGATCATAATTACTGTTCCACAGCATAGTACGCCCAGGACTATCAATCATTTGCAGACTAATAGGACTCAGGGAGTTCCACATACGTTCCATAAAGTTCCAATCACGGATTGGTTTACCGTTCAGGATGTCATACTTAACAGCCAGAGCATCGTCACCAAACTCAGTCAGAAGGTTACGGTTACGAATACTTTCAGTAAGACTACCGTTGATCTCACGCATGTGCGGGTTGATCATCTTACCAATTTCATTACGAAGACCGGCAAGAGGTACAGTGTTGTTTATAAGACCACCAATAATCTTTTCGTGTTGTTTGGATTCACCCGCAAACAAATCAACAAACTGACCAAGACCTTCAAGATAAGACTTACTGGTAGCAGTACCAGCAATAGCCAGTGCAACAGTCATCAGATTCTGATCTGCCCATTGCGGACCCATTAGCTTCATGTTGTCGCCAATATCAGCAATAGCAGCAAGGACCGTGTTAAATGGTTCAAAAGTGTCGTAACTTACCCAAACATTGCCAATCTTAATGCTACGAGGTTGCCAACCAGTATCCATCCAAAGTTTACGGAGTTGTCGGTCTTGAGGACCATTACCAGTAAGACCACCGTTCATGTAGTGCATACCAGCCATAGTAACAACAGAGCTACCAATAGCTTGACGACCAGCAATCAAAGCTTGAGCATTAGCAAGATCTTCTGCGTTGTTAATTCCGTATTTAATAACAGAATCAAGGTCTTCTGGTTTAGCACGAAGAATATCAATGGATTGCTTATGAAGAACACCCAAACCAGGCATACTCTTGTAACTAAGCATCAGACCATTAATACCAGTCCTAGCAAACAAGAAGAATGGTTTAGCAAAAGGATAGCTGTTAAACAAACCTTCAAGACCAGCAGTAAAACCACTGAGATCTTGAGTAAGGGTAGCTTCTTTAACAGTAGACTTCAGATAAAGATCACTTTCAATGTTAACGTTGCCATCAGCATCAAGCAAGTCTTTGTAGAAGTTATCTTCATACTTACGTAGCAGTTCAGGGGTAACTTCAGACACATTACCTGTCTTAGCCTCATCCATTGCTTGACGCAATGCTTTCTCACGAGATCGTGCACGTGCCATCAACATAGTGAAGGCATCGTCAGTAGCGCCCATGATAGACGTGCTATAAGTCAGGAACTTGTTATCATTAAGAGAACGAGCCATATTAGCAATAGCAAATGCAGCTTTGTCTGCATCACTACCACGTGTGTCTACCCAGTTCTCATACATTGCCCATTGGTCATCAGCTTGGGTACGTGCTTCTGCAAAACGAGTTTTAACAGTTGCAATATCACCTGCCCAGTAAGAACCAAGATTAGTCTTAAAGAGTTTCCAAGCTTCAGGAATAGTCTGCATGAAAGCATTCATGGATGCCATGTTAGCTCTAGCAGTATCCCAATCACCACGCATACTTGCACCAACAGCGGTGTTCATAGGACGCAGTACAGCAGCCGTAAACGTGCCTGACATGGCTCTCAGAGCCGTCTTAGGACCGCTAAGGATGCTGTGCATCATAACACCCTGCAGCTCTTTAATCACGACCCCTGCGTCGCCTTGCAGACCGAAGTTACGAATCCGTTGTTTCATGTAAGCATCAAGATCCTTCCAGTTTTGGATCTTATTGCTCATAGAGAATGCTTCAACCAAAGCCTTGGCAACAGCATCATTATCAGAGTTTTGTGCCATCTCCATGAACATATTGACAGCAGCTTCCGATTCAGCACGGAAACCTTCAACACGTTCGTTCAAAGCAGCTTGTGCCTTTGGACCTTGCAGCTTACGGAACTCAGTAGAGATCAAATAACGAGAACGCTTAACGTTAGTAAGACCAACGATCAAACGTTCAGCAATGGTCTTCATCGGACCATCGGTATCCATCACATCAGCAATGTCAAAGATCTCTCGGCTAGCAATACCAAGGTCACGCAGTTGAGAGAACAATGAAGCATTAACAAGGTCAGCTGCAACCACGTTCTTCATTGACCACGCTTCAGTACCACCAAAGCGGTCTTGAACATCATCAAGGAATGGTTTCCAGAAGTCTTCAGGATCAGTAGAGGTAGCATCACGACCAATGGTTTCTTGCATCCGCTCAAAAGCGTAGCCATAAACCTCTTTGAAGGTCATCTTATTCTTTGCAACCTCAGCCTTCATCTCTTGATAACGGCTATCAGTCAGAAGCTCTTTAGCAAGACGATCCAACTCAGCTTCAGTCATACCAGATTCAGTTGCCATTCGATAGGCTTGAACTGGCGTAAACATGGAATCAGTAGAACCAGCACCAGGAATATCCCACTGGTCATTGAGACGTTTGGCTTGTTCAGCACCGTCAAAAGCAGACTTAGCACGGGAGCTAGGAGAACCCTGCCAAGGATCAGCCATATCACGGTTAGTATAGGCACTGAAGCTACCTTTTTCAAGGTCTGCCTTTTGATCATCAAGATTCTGTTTAATGGTGTTAAACCGCTCTTGCAGTGCATCACGATCCGCACCTTCAAGCATTTCACCAATCTTTTTTTCAATCTGTTGAAGACGTGCTTCACCTTGAAGGATTTCTCCACGAGTTTCTGCGTAGTTAACCGCCTTAGCTTGTGATTCAGCTTCAGTAGCTTCATCTATCTGCCGTGTGATGTCAGCCTTACGCTCAGTGTCAAGGGTTTCACCGCCTTCAAACTTACGAAGCACTGAACCAACAAGAACGTCAGCTGCAATGCCTTCAAAAGCATTCTTAAAAGTCTTCAACCAAGGATGGTCAGAGTCTTTAGTAGCAAGGAATCCAATACCACGATTGAGGAACTCACCCATATAAGGGACACGTTCAACAATTTTAGATTCGTAGACCTCTTGAGACAAGTTACCTTCTTGAGAAGTAGAGGAAACAATGTCACTAGCAAAGCCAACACCGATGTCTGCTGCAACACCACCACCAGCAACTTTAGCACCAACACCAGGGATGGACTTCACTCCACCGGCTAGACCAGTGAAGTGAACACCCATTTCCATTAGTTTGCCCCACCAAGTCTTAAGACCAGGGTCATAATCAGACAATTCCAGAGGATCAAACCCAGGACGGTATTTACCAGTCTCTTTGATTTCCCGCTGCATAGCGCCAGTAGACATGTCAACGACACGCTCAGGCAAGGTCATAATAGATGACCAAGTTTTAGCAGTACCACCTTTAATGGCATCAAAGAGTTCAAGGGTATTTTCCGAAAGACCGTATTGACTTGGTTGCATACTGCGTTTAGCAGCTCGCATTTCATTAATACGTGCTTGTGCCTTTTGCTCAAGAGTCAGATTACTCTCAGCAATAAGATCAGGATCTGCCTTACCTTCTTCTAAAGTGCGACGCCAAGCAGGCATTGCAGCTTTTTCTTTTTCATATTCCTTAGCTGCTTTCTTTTTCTGTTCTTCATCAAGTTCAGGTTGAGGAGTAGGTTTCTCTAATGCAGCTTCTTCCTCTTGGTTAATACGATCCGTCAGGTTTCCAAGGTTGAGAGCTGAATCAATCTGAACTTTTGACGGATCAAAACTGCTATAAGTCATAGGAGTGATCTAGCTTGGTTAATAAGTGCTTTTTCTTCAGCCGTAGCATAAGTGGCAGGGCCAACCCACTGCCCAAGGCCACCACTTTTCAAAAGAGAAAGAAATAGTTGGTCTTGAAGAGCGGGAGTGAATTTTTGATCACGTGAAATACCAAGACGCTGTACAAGACCTTTTAGGGTAGGTCCAATAAATTGATAACGTCCAACAGCATGAAGCTTACCTTTCTTAACCCAATCAGTATTACTCATTCTGGTTTTACCAGGATCAGCTTGAAGATCCATGATCTCACCAACAGTCATATCAGTAAGAGCACGTCCACCGTGTTGAGGCATATTCCTGAAGTCACCTGAATAGAAACCCGCAGGAATCTTAGTGCCACCAGCTTCACCGCCTTGGTTGACTGCGTTGTAACCACCAGCACCTGCTGACTCGTACTTAGAAATAATATCTGCAGCACGTTTCAATAAGGGATTAGGTAGTGATGAAGTTTGAGGATTAAAACTTGAAGTAGTAGCTCGATTAAGTCTGTTTACATTAGGTTTGTAATCAATGACCGCTTGTATTGCAGGATCCAGGCGTTCATACTGAACCCTCTGAGCATTTTTCCCAAGTTCTCCGTATCCAGCTGCACGATATTGAGCGGCTGCAATGTCCCAAGCAGTAAGATTTTTTTGACCAACGGCCAAGTCATAATAAAGTTTAGGTATTTCACCTTGTCCTTTACTATAAGCTTGAAGCTGTTTAAGCTCATTTTCTGTACCGTTGAAGACATAAGTGTCAATCTTTGGATTGGTTCCCATAGTCAAACGCGCAGAACCAAGGGTTTTTCTATAACGAAGAGTTGAAGGAACGTTAGGATCTTTGCTGTAGGTATTAACACTAAAGTTCTTTTCAACACGATTCAACGCCTTTTGCTGCGCCTCTTGCTGATTCATACCTGAACGAATGTTGTCCTGAAGATACCCACGGTAAGCATCACGTGCCCGACGTGCCATATCCTGCCATTCATTCGTTTTAGGCGCATCTCCTTCAGTTACTTTGAAGTGATCATCTGTCAAAGCATTGATCTTACTGTTTGCGTCAGATTCAAAGTGCTTAGGAATTTTAGCTTGAGGTTGATCTTCTTGAACAATCGAAATATATTTCTGATACGTAGCCATGCTGACATTACGCAGATCAGCTTCAATTAGATAACCGCGCTTCCGACGAAGATCATCAAGAGAAGTTTGCTCTTGTTCACGATCTTGACTCTCTTTGGTCATCGTATCAGTGATCCAAGGGAATGCAGAAGCAGGTTTACCTGTTTCCTTCATGGCATCTTCTAGTGCCTTCTTCTGTTGGAACTCAGTAAGCGTCACACCTCGGCTTGCCATATCTTTCATGGCGTCTTCCCAGCTGCGCCTACGCTGCTTCATCTCTTCGTTTTCTTTCTCATCTAACTTAGCACGTTTGCGCCGATCAATTGCATCAATAGCAGCGTTAAGACCATTCTCACCTTCAATGCGGTTAGCAAATCGTTGACGCCAAGTTTGACCTTTCGGATCACCTTCAACAGGTTGATCCAGAGACTTTAGAATTTCGGTATCACCAGCCGAGTAAGCAGTTTGAATCTCTTTAAAGATTTCATCCAAAGCTGCAGACCTGCCTCGCATTTTACCGTATTCATCAATACTGCCAGTCAAAGCAGATAGATAGGGATTAAGTTCTTTATTAGCCCGAAAGGTTTCACGAGCCTGAGCAACCATGTCAGCAGAGACATTAATAGACTTCTGCAAACGAATGTTGTTCATGTACTCGTCATCGACCCTATCCATTGCTTCATACAATGGTTTAGCAGCAATACCAGTAGGATTGAAGTCTGCTCCAATACCTACTTCCTCTGCCATAAACATTCGGCTAGCAGCACTTTGAACAATCTGCAGCAACTCAGGATTGTCATCGACTTGCTGAGGAGTAAACGTTCCGCCACCAGGACGAGGAAGATTAATGTCTCCACGTTGAAGGAAGTTTGCCAGGTAATCTTTATAAGTGTTACCTTTATTAGCTAGATAAGTGCGATAAGCACCGATACGTTGATACTGAGGAAGAGCCTTGATGTAGTTGATTGCTTCAATAGGAGCATTCTGCTTACCCATATCAAGAGCAACCTCAGCCATTTGAGACTGAACTTGCTTCTCTTGATTTAAAGTAGCATTAAACTGATTCTCTTTTTCAGCAGGGATACCATAGTTAAGTGATTTACCCAGGCTACGTGCTTTATTCTGACCTTCAATAATCTGTTGATCAATGTAAGCTTTGCCTTGAGTCTCTGCAAACTTCATCGCAGTTGTTGAAAACTGCCCAAGAGTATTAAGAAGATCCTGCTGACGCTTTAGCTTAGTTTCAAATTCAGAGAATTGATTTTTTTCTAGTTGCTCAAAATTACGGTCAATTTGACCCATGTTTTCCCGTAGGAAACGAGAGGTGTCAGGAGCCTGCATTGGATCAAAGCCTTGGCTCTGAGCAGCACCCCGAAATAGACTCTCTTCTTGAAATTCTGCCATTTTAATAAATTAAGCTAAACCTTGGATACCAAGGAATTTCATTTCTTTAGGTGTAACACTAAGACCAGTTTGGAATGCTTGCATACCAATACCAGCCAGCTGCATAGCAGTTTGACCAAAACCAGGTCCAGAAAGGCTGGGAATAGAAGTAGGAGTAAACGTTGCAGCACTCGGCAGTACAGCTACTTGAGAAATAGCAAGTTTATCTTGTGCTCGCTTTTGCTCCTCAGTACGCTCCATTCTCATTTTAGTAGCCACAGTCTCGCTCATAAGTTGATCAACAAGTTGAGAACGAGTGCGACCATAAGCACCAAGGGTAGACACAAGAGCACCACGCCTTGCACTTTTACCGTAGACTTCACGAGCAGCTGCAGTACCAAGCGATTCTTTTAGAAGTTTTTGCATTGCTTGACTTTTATAAGCAGCAGTATCATAAACTTCATTAAGGCGCATTTGCTCTGAAACCCAAGAGGCTTGAGCAGCTGTAAAGTTGTTTTCAATTTGATTGCGAACAAAATCAATCTTAGCACCAAAAGCTTCAGCAATCTGTTTGTTTTGCTGTTCAACTCGGTATTGATTGATAATGTTATTGTAAGTAGTTTGGCGGATTTGCTGTAATTGTTGCTGTTCTTGGGCACTGTTGCCTGCGAGCATTTGGCCGATGCCAAAGGCAAGCTGACCACCAGCAAGAGCAAGACCTACAGGGTTAGAGAATAGACCACCGCCACCACCAGCACTAAAGCTGCCACCAGCAAAGCTACCAAAACCGCCGCCAGTTATACCAGAAGTGCCTGATGAAAAAGCATTAGTAAGTGCTCCGCCTGCGTAATCTAGAGCCATAATCGTACAATTTCTATAGAGTAAACATTGTCAGGTCCATCTGGAAACACCCGTAGAACCTTAAAACCTAAATACCTAGCTAAATTAATTAGTTCAGTATTTTTTATATCAATAGTAGTCCAAAGATAAGGACGGTTAATGTGTTCCATTAACGCTTTACCAAACCTCACAGTTGTGCGAGGATTGTTCTTAACTTGGTTTGTCATCTGTATCCAAATGGAATTATAAGATGAAATTCCATAGGCTCCATATAGACTCCCATCAGGTCCGTAGATCAAATAGGAGTCATCTTCATGGATGTACATAGCTAACGAAAGAACAGGATGTTGACCTACTCTTTCAAAGTCCTGCAATCCTCTTGGGAGCATTTGACTGGTTAGCTCTAAGATGTCGTTAATAGTGGCTGGTTTAAAGGTAAAACCACGGGTGGATGTAGTCATTAGCGTCTATAGAAACCAGTGTTATATTTACCTTCCCAATTCAAACTCAACAGACTAACTGGGAACGGAGAGTCACCAATAATCTTAAGGTTGAGGTTCTCATTGCGTTGGTAGATCGGTACAGTGTGAACAGCATCAGCTGCCATGTTCACATTGTTCAACGTATAATTGTAAGGGACAACAGCCTCAATGGTGTTACTCCACTCAGGACGACCAGTAATAGTGATTTGATACTTCACAGGACCGCTGAGACCAGTGGAAACTTTAACGCGATGAATAATCAAATCAGAGGTAAAGTCAGTTGAAGCCGATTGACCTTCAGACTGAGTTACAAAGAACTGAGGAAGTTCAACAGTCATCGTATAGATGTATCCAATGATTAGATCACGCCCACGATAGTCGCCATTAATATCAGCGTAATAGGCACCTGTAGAGCCCTGTACGGTGGGATAAAGTACTGAGCCTACCGATTGACTACCTACACCTGCAACGTCGCCTATGTAGCCTCCTAGGACCACTACAGACAACGTACCACCGCTAACCGAATCATACGGTAAGAAGATGCGAGTTGTGTCAGTAGAAGAGTTGTAGGTTCGATAAGGATTAGTACTCCAAAGATCGAGGCAAACATCAGTCTTTTCTCCAGTAGGTAGTGTTAGGAAACCTTCTTCACTTGCTTGAGTCAGGTCAAAACTTTGAACGTAAACATTAGTACCACTCTTAATTGTAGCGTAGTAGATGTTATTATCAAAGAATTGGTCAAGCAACGTACCAGTCAGATCCCACTTATACCAAGCAGAAGCTCGTTGATCACCAGCTCCTTCCAGGAACCGATATTGATAAACTGTTTTACTCCCTGTAGTTCCCAAAGAGATGAGGGACAAGGCAGGAGAGGCAATCAAACTATTAATTGTTTGAGGGATTAATTCGGGAACAATCTTAGTTTGTTCAAAAACATTAGGTGGTCTATCAGTACTAATACCAGAAATCTCATAGAAACGAGTGTAAAGAGGCGTCTTAGATATAAAACCAAGGCTTAAACCGAGTCCAACTGCATCAACCGCAGGGTCACACTCATAACTCGATAACTCGTTAATTTTAGCTGTCTTAGGGCTGAGAATATCAGCATCAGTAGTCAAAAGGAATTGCTCAGTATCGCTGAACAAAACAAGACCAACACTGGTAGG